AAAATATTAACCTGTTTGACAGGTTAACTAAATTCTGTTTGAATTGGTCTACACAGAATTACAAATTCTATGTTAAGACCGTATCTTCTTATTATAAGAAGGTAAAAAAATTATTAATTGAAAATCCATTTTATCTTTACCATTATACTAATGGTAAGAAAAATAGATTACCTGCACCCGAAATACCGGGTTTTAATATAATAAGGGAGTCAATAGAAGAACTAATGTTACTTCCAACCAAAGAGACTGGAAATAGATTATTAGGTATTCTTGGACAAAGAATAGCCTTAGTAACTTATGGCAGATCCTTTGGATTGGCATCTGAATCAATGGTTTTAGAAAGTTTTGAAAAATTCAAATCTATCTTAACCGAAAAACCTTATGATTTTAAATACGATAAGAATATTATGAAAAATATTCTTAAATGTATGAAATATAGATCTGCTGCATCTGCAAAAATAAGTTGTGGTGCAGCAGCTTGTTATGAATCATCAAGACTTGAAGGAGGTCAAACTGAAGCAATCAGATTGATCTGTCTTGAGGAAATTGATTATTCTTATGATTTAAAAACTATGGAAAAAATACCATGTGAGAAACACAGGGTATCAACTCCTATCGATATATTAAATATATCAATAGATTATTGTATGAATAAAAATGGTTTATTGAAAGTTAGAGCAATACCCATTAAAGAAATTAAAAAAGTACGGTGGATTACCGTGCAAAGTATACATTATATGGTGATAATGCAAGTAATTTCCCATATAGCTAATACTGCTATAAAAACACAAAGGACGAAAAATTGTTTCGGACATCATAGACCTCTTTGGGATTTCCTCAATGAGGATCTTGATGTGCAAGAAACACTTTGGTCGGATAAAAAACCCGGACAAAAAGTTTTCGCAATGTGTACTGATTTTACACAATCTACAGATTATGCCCCACCAGCACTCGCTGGTGAGATCTGGGATTATCTTATAGATAATCTTCCATGTGATGATCAAAAAGGATTTTTCCTTTTTGCGAAAAGACTATACTGTGAAGACAGGATAGTAGAGTTTAAGAAAACCTCATTTATAAAAATAAATGGATGGTTGATGGGAGATCCCATGACAAAATTCTTTTTGACAACAATTGGTGAATATTGGTATCAAAAAGAA